GGAGTTGACCAGGCTAAGGAACTTATCCCGAGCAAGGCCCAAGAGATCGACGATCTCATGGAGACGAGCTCGGATATCAGTTCTGCTGCTGATCAGGACCGTGAACGTGTCTGGGTTAATACCAGCCTGAAGCGGCTGCGGATGGTCGATCACTGGTACATTTGTAAGGGAAAATGGTGCTGGACGCTCTATATCGGCAACACCGTCATGATGCAGGGTATTTCTCCCTTCCATGACGAGAAGGGCAAGACCTTCCCTCGGTTCCTGATGTTCTCGGCGAATGTCGATCATGATGGCGATCGTTACGGGTTCATCCGGCAGTTCAAATCGCCGCAGGACGAGGCCAACATGCGCGCTTCCAAGGCGCTGCATTTGCTCAACAGCCGGCGCGTCGTCAGTGAAAAGGGCGCCGTTGATGACGTTGAGGTAGCTCGGCGCGAATGGGCACGGGCTGACGGTTGGATCGAGACCAATCCCGGCCTGAAGATGGAGCCTGACGACAATAGAGCCTTGGCCGATATGAAGGGCCAGCTTGAGATGCTTCAGGCCGCCAAGGAAGACATTGAGAATTTCGGGCCCAATCCGGCTCTGGTCGGACAGGGCCTTGAGGACTCGTCCGGTCGGGCCATTGCACTGCTTCAGCAAGCCGGCATGGCTGAGCTTGGGCCCTATCTGTCGTCCTTTAAGAACTGGAAAATCCGCGTTTACCGCGCCATCTGGAACATCGTCACGGAGCATTGGAAGGCCGAGCGCTGGATTCGTGTGACCGACGATCAGAACATCACTCAGTTCTTCCAGATCAACAAGCTCCAGGTCGATCAGTACGGCCATCCCGCGATTGTCAACGCGATCGGCTCGATGGACGTTGATTTCATCATCGATGAAGGCCCGGACGCGGTCAATATGCAGGCCGACTCCATGATGATCCTGCAATCTCTGGGCCCGCAGTTCGCTCAGCAGTTCCCGGATATCGCGCTGGAGCTCTCGCCGCTGCCGCAGTCGATCAAGCAGCCGATGATCAACAAGATTACGCAGAAGCAGAACCAGCCGCCGCCTCCTGATCCGAAGATTGCGGCGCAAGGCCAGATCAAGCAATTGGAATTGCAGGCTGACGGTCAGAAGACAGCCGCGGACAACAGTCTCGAATGGCGCAAGGCACAGCTTTCGGCCCTGACCGCGATCGAAGTTGCTCGCATCGGGGCCAAGACGGATTCCGACAGCTCTGTGCTCGCGGCAAAGATCGAGGCGGCTCTTGGCTTTGGCCAGATGGTGCACGAAGCCCGGCAGAATGATGCTGATCGGGCTCACGAACAGGTTTTGGCAGCTAGGCAGGCGGCGCAACAGGCGCAGCAACCCCAAGGTATGGACGCATGACAAAGGTTTATGTCTCTGAATATGCCACGATCCCGAACGTGGGTGGCGTTATTGTTCAGATCCCGTCTGAGCCGCCATTGGCCACTCAGGTCATTGATTATACCGCTGGCGTGGCCACCATCACACTCGGCTCCGGAACGCATTACGTGCGCCTGAACAATGACTCGATTTGCTCAATGAGCTTCACGGGAACGAACGCGACGACCAGTGACGCGCGATCCCCGGCAGAAACGGTCGAATTCAAAGGCGTTCTGCCTGGCAGCAAGATTTCTGCCATTACGAACACATAATCCGCTCCCGCAAGGTTGAGCGCTGGAATCGTTGTCGGCTGACGACATAGCCGAGATACTACCCGCACGCCCAAGCGACAGAGGGCATACGTGATCGCACGAAACGCGAAAAAGGTGAAGTATGACGATCGAAGCCCTTGAAGGAGTGACTGACCGGGAACTGTTCGACGAAGCAAACGCAGATGAAGTGACGACCGAAGAGGTTGTTGCTGAACCTGTTGTCGAAGAGAAGCCAGAAGCTGTAGTTGAGGAGAAGCCGGCCGAAGTGGTCGAGCCCGTCGTCGCGGAAAAGCCCGCGGTTGACGATAATGCTCCTCAGGTACCGTCATGGCGTGTTCGCGAGATCAACGAGGAAAAGCGGCAGATTGCAGCCGAGAATGAACGCATTAAGGCCGAGTTGGCCCAATTGCGTCAGGCTCCGCGGCAACAGGTCGAACAGCCCAAGCCGGCAGAAACGCCAGTGCGGCCTGATCCTCTTCTCGACCCGGATGGTTACGCCGCGGCAATCAGGCAAGAGCTCCGCGAGGAGGCCCTGAATGAGCGCCGTGAGGAAAGTCTGCTCCGCGCTCGCGAAGCCAATCAAGCCGAGTTCGACGAGGCCTATGCAGCCGCTCAGAAAGCCGTAGATCCGGCTCTGAAGGCCCGCATGCAGTCTACGCGAGATCCCGGCAAGACGCTTCTCGAATGGCACCGCGAGCGGAAAGCAATGGCTGAAGTCGGCACTGATCCGAACGCCTATTTTCAGAAGAAGCTCGACGCGTGGCTCGCTGATCCGGCCAACCAGGCCAAGGTCATCGAGAAAGCCCGCGGCGAGGCACAGCAGCAACTCCAGCCCGGCAAAGCGCCGGCAGTCTCTCTCCCGCCATCCCTGACCCGAGCGACCAACGCATCCGGCGATCAAAGCGCGGATGACAATGACACCTCGGATGAAGGGCTCTGGCGACACGCCAACGCTTAAAACCAGCCGACATTCTGATGACAGACCCGCCCTAGTGGCGGGTTTTTTATTGGGCTGACGGCTTCAGAAAGGACAAGGCCGTCATGGCTCTCACGACCATCCAGACCAACAACAAACTCATCAAGTTCACCAAGCAGGTGAACCGTGAGTGGGTTCGCGAAAACCTGTTCGCGCCCTACATGGGCGAGGATATCACCGCCATCATCCGCAAGCGCATGGAGCCCGTCTCTGGCGGCGAGCAGATGAACATGCCCATGGTTGCCCGTTTGGGCGCCCAGGCGATCGGCTCCGGCGCTCTCGCCGGTAACGAAGAGTCGATCGACAACTACGGCATGCGTATGTGGATCGATTGGGCCCGCAACGCGGTCAAGACCAACAAGGCCGAGAAGCACAAGGACTCGTCCGCGATCTTCGACGTGGCCCGTCCCCTTCTGTCCGATTGGCTGAAGGAACTCAACCGCGACGAAATCATCCAGGCGCTCTACGCTCTCCCGACCGAATCCGCGCCCGCCGGTTTGGGCTCCGGGAACGGTCAGCGCGTTAACGGCATCCTGTTCGATTCCGCGACCGCTGCCCAGCGCAATACCTGGGTGACGGACAACGCTGATCGCGTGGTGTTCGGCCAGTTGGCTTCGAACTACAGCACGACCTTCGCGACCGCGACGGCCACGCTGGATTCGACCAACGACATCGCCAACACGGCGAACATGCGCTTCCTGAAGCGTACGGCTCGCGCTGCAAACCCGAAAATCCGCCCGTTCAAGATCAAGGACGGCCGGGAATACTTCGTGGCGTTCCATGGCTCGCGGACCTTCCGCGATCTGAAGGCGTCTCTCGACTCCATCAACACGAACGCTCGCGCTCGTGAAGGTGAAGGTCTCAACAAGAACCCGCTCTTCCAGGACGGCGATCAGCTTTACGATGGTGTCATCCATCGTGAGATCCCCGAAATCGACACGCTGGCTCCCGTCTTCTACGCGACGGCCGGCGCTTCGGGTACGACCCCGGTTCGTCCGGTCTGGCTGTGCGGTCAGTCGGCGATGGCGATGGCCTACGGCCAGATGGCCAAGCCGACGCAGCTCGACAATACCGACTACCAGTTCAACCAGGGCGTTGGCATCGAAGCCGCCTACGGCGTCGGCAAGATGTTCAAGAAGACCACGGGCGGCGCCATTAAGGAATGGGGCATCTGCACCGGCTTCTACGCTGCGACCCCTGACGCGTAACCCCTAGAGAGAAAAGGAACACATCATATGGGTACGGGTATCCCGGCTCGCTCTAGCGGCGACCAGACTGTCAACTACCTTCGCGCTCCGGTCACGTTCGCGATGGGCAATTCCGGCATCGTCAACGTCGGGACGCTTCCCGCTGGTTGCGCGGTGTTGCGTGCTTACATCATCGTGACCACAGCGTTCAACGCTGGCACCAACAACTTCCTCAAGGTTGGTATCTCCGGCAGCGACGCCTCGATCCTGTCAACCGCCACGGTTTCGACGGCTGGCGTGATTGCAACCACCTCGGCACTGGCAACCGCCACGGCAGCAACGACCAACCCGACTGTTGACACCCTCGTCATCTGCACTTCGCTGATGACGGGCACGGTGGCGACTGCGGGTGTCGGCGTTGTCGTGGTCGAATACGCTCCGCTCTTGTAACCAATAGCAGGGACGGGCGTTATCGTCCGTCCCTGTCTCTCTTAAAGGATGAAGTCATGGCCAAGCTTACCTGGTTAGGTGAAGACGAACTGCATGGGGAAGGCGCCGCAGGCCCTTCGTTCACGCGAGCGTTTGGGGATGTAAAGTTCCCGAAAGACGAGCCGGTCGAAGTGCGGTCGCATGCGATCGTGCAGAAGGCACTCAACAACCCGTATTTCTCGGTTGAAGACGCTGATGATGTGGATGATGTCCCCGGCAAGCCGGCTCGAAACAAAGGCGGCCGGCCTCGCAAGGACGCCGAACCCAAGCTGGAAGAAGTTTCTGACGAATAATCCAAATGGCCCCTTTTAAGGGGCCTTTTTCTTGTGAGGTCCGATGTCGAAAACCCGCGCCGATATCCAGAAAAAAGCCCTCGATATCCTCGTGGGCGGCGATGTCGGCGCGAGCATGTCCGATGAAGATGCGACTGCGCTTGATGGATACATTGATAGCGAAGTCGCCGAGATCAATCAGGACGGCACGACCTATATTGACGACCCTGACGACCTCGACGATGCGCTATTTGTGACCTTCAGCAAGTTGGTTGCGAATGCGGCGGCAGAAGAGTTTGGCGCCGTCTCGGATGAGACTAAAGCCCAGCTTTGGCGCAATCGTATCCGTGTTCTGACACGGCAGACGATTGGTTACGGACCGCAACAGGTCGAATACTTCTAATGGCGACGAAGGGCGGTCAGGTCCACATCCCGTTCCCATTGAGCTCGACTCCGGGAGCGTCTTCGCAGGAAAGTGCTGGGCGGCTCATCAATGGATATGCGGAGCCCTTGGGCAAGGATATCGGGGCTCAGAAAGGATTTGCTCCTCCTGCCGTTGTCTGGCGCAAGTGTCCGGGCCTCCCTCAGTTCTGCACCTCGACGCAGACGGGTTTCCGCGGCGGCTTGCTGGTTGGGAGCGCACTCTATACGGCGTGGAGCGGGAAGGCGGCGACGTACACGTCCGCAGGCGTTGAGGCTGTTCTATCCGGGACGCTAAACGGCACGGAAAAGGTATTCTGGGCTCGCAACAACAAGAGCCCGACGCCTGATGTGGTTTGTGTGGCACCTGGCACTGGTGCGTTTTCGGTCTCATCCAGTGCGGTTATCTCGTTCGCTGATCCTGATATCGGCACGCCGAACAGCGTCGGTTTCATGGATGGCTATTTCATCTTCACCTATGGCGACGGGACGATCCAGGCATCCGGCTTGAATGATGTAACGATCGCCACGACGGACAAGACCAAGGAGCAGGCCAAGACAGGCGGCCTGACGCGCGGGCTTCCGTTCAATGGCCAATACTATGTCTGGGGGCCAAATTTTGGGGCCGTCTATTCGGATACTGCCCAGCCGACAGGCTTCCCGTTCACGCGCTCCTATGTGATCCAGCGCGGCTTGCTGAGCCAGTATGCGGTCGCTGGGCATGAGGACGGGTTTGGCTCTGCTCTGATCTGGGTGGCAGACGACAACAGCGTAGTGCAGCACAACGGAACGCCGAACCCGTTGAAGATTTCGCCTCCCGATCTTGACCGGCTGATTGCCGCGGTGACTGACAAGACCACGCTCGAGGCTTCGGTCTATATCGCGCAGGGACACCCGAAATGGGTGCTTTCCTGTCCGGCGTTCACCTGGGAATTCGACCTTGGCAGCCAGAAGTGGAACGAGAAGGCGAGCTATCAGCAGGCTCGTTGGCGTGCGATCAGCGGCATATCGGCTTTTGGTAAGTGGATCACTGGCGACACGCAGGGCAACCGGCTCTTGAACATCAGCGAGCAGTCCTACGATGAGAACGGAAGCCCGCTTGCCTTCCAGCTCGAGAGCGGTCCTGTGATGAATTTCCCAAACCGCACGAAGGTTGCGCGGGCTGACTTCAATTTTGTGGTTGGGGTAGGGCAGGCAACAGGACAAGACCCGATCGCGACTGATCCGAGTGTCGGTATTTCGTGGTCCGACGATGGCGGCATTACCTGGAGCCAGGAGTTCATCCGCAAGCTCGGCAGGCAGGCATCTCCGCAGCGCATCACTATGCTGCGGACGGGAATGACGGGCGCGCAGGGGCGCCGCTGGCGGCTGAAGGTCACTGATCCCGTTTACGTGGCATTCATGGGCGGGACGCAAGATACGCAGTTGCGAAACCACTGATGGCGAAGCCGCTTCCAAACCTAGACGTCCCGGTAATTGATCTCAATACCGGCTTCATGACGCAAGCTTGGTACGAATATTTCCAGTCTCGCAAGGGGTTGGCGAACTTGCCTGACGTTTCGACGACCGCGCCGACCAACGGTCAGGTGCTGATCTACAACTCGACAACGAAGCTTTGGACGCCGGGAGCCAACTGATGGGCCTGTTCGATCTTTTCTCGAATGACAGCGCTGAAAAGGCCGCGGCTGATGCCAATGCAGGCGCTACCGCAGGGTATGGTCAGCTCTCCGATCTGTACGGCCAAGGTCGCAATGCACTCACCACAAACTACAACAACGCAAGCAGCCTCTATACGCCACTTATTGCTTCAACTGGAGCTGGCGCAAAGGCTTACGGAGATGCCAGCGGCGCGAATGGAACGGCAGGCCTTCAGTCGGCCATGGACACGTTCAAGAATTCAGGGCAGTACGGCACCTATGGCTTTACGCTCGGTCAAGGCCTTCAGGCACTTAACCGCACCCACGCTGCGGCGGGAAATCCAGATAGCGGCAACGCCGATGCAGACACACTAAATTATGCGACAGGCCTCGCCGGAAAGACCTATTCCGATTATCTAAGCGGGCTTTCTCCGTATCTCGGGGCCAATTCTTCCGCAGTTTCTGGAGCGGCCAGCGTTGATACCGGACTTGGAAGTGCGCTGAACCAATCCTATCAAGGGCAGGGCGGCGCTGCAAACAACACGCAGACTACGATCGGAAATAACAACGCAGGCGCTGATCTGAATAACTACAAGGTTAGCGCAAACCTCTGGAATGGCATCTCGGGCGGTTTGAACTTCCTCTCTGGTGGCGCTGGTGGGCAGGGTGGGGCTGGTGGACTCGCTAAGAACGCAACTTCTCTCTTTTCGGCGTTCGCCTGATGGCTGATATCTCACAGCTGCTCGCAAACGCCGCGCAGACCAACGCTGATTTTGACCTTGGCAAGATCAACAAGAGCTATTGGGAAGGACAGGACCAGTACGCCAAGAATCAGTTGCGCGATGCCTTCAAGGATGGCGTTCCGACCGATGCCAATGGCCAGCCCGACTTTGGCGCAATGGCTAAGGTGCTTTTCCAGAAAGGCGGCTTGAACGAGGGCGTTGCAGCCTCAAACCTTGATATCTCTCGCCAGCAACTGAAAGCAGGGCAGGATCTAGCCGGCAAGCTCGGACAGCTCGAGGGCGGCACTCCTCCCCCTAGTCAGCCGATTGTCGGACCATCCACGTCGCGCAACTCGGTTGCGATCGACCCCAGTAAGCGTGCCGATATCAGCGCTGGTCCGTCTTCGCAGCCCAGCGGCCCGCAGGGCGGCAATGCAACGCTTGGCCAGATCCTCACGGCGCAGGGCATCCCGAACGATCAGATTGGCGCAGCGAGCGCGTCTCTCGCGCGCCAGCTAGGCCTCGACAATCCGAACGCCCCAATTGACGTGAACAATCCTCAGGTGCGCAACGTGCTTGTGCCAGCCATCCAGCAATTGAAGCGGATGGGCATTGGTCAGGTCGTGCAGCAGAAACCACAGACCGCGCAAGCTGTTCCTCAGCAGCCTCAGCCTCCACAGCAAGCACAGGCCGTTCCTCCGCAGGCGCCGCAACAGGCCGCTCAGCCCAATCCTCAGCAGAACCAGGGGACGTTTGGCGCCCCGTCTGCGGTTGCAACGCGCGGCGCCATACCGACCGGGACCGATCCTGAAATTCAGAAGCAGATCGCAATCTATACCTCTGTTGCGAGCAATCCTGCTTATCCCAAGTCGGTACAGGAAGCCGCGCTCACTCGCCTGAAGGCGCTCCAGGATCAAGGCCAGCCTACGCCCGACATTAAGAATTATGACCTCTACCGGCGGCAGGGCGGCAATTTGCCGTTCAATGAATGGCAAGCCGACACCGAACAGCGCAAGGCTGTCGCCGGGAAGGAAGCCGAATCCAGCATCAAGAAATATGATGCGATGGTGGAGGGCGGCGTAAAGGCTCAGCAGGAAATCCCGCAGCTCGAGATGCTGCAAGAGCAGATGAACGATCCGAACTTCTATTCGGGCATCGGCGAAAAATATAGTCTCGCCTACAAACGCTTGAAGAGCGCTGTCGGCATTGATCCCGATGCGTCTGTCCCGCAGGAATTCTTGCGCAAGGCGACGGCGGCCAGCGTGCTCGGCTCATTTGGAGCTCTGAAGGGACTTGGCCCGATCCGCGTTGCGGAAATGAACCTCGCCAAGGAAGCTGCTGCGGCGCCCACAAACTCGATCCCGGCCAACAAGCTCCTCGTTGAGATCCAGAAGCGGACCTATCAGCGGCAGGGTGACATCGCTGAAATGGCGCAAAACTACAAGGAGAAGAACGGCATTCTTGATGCGACGTTCGACAAGCAGGTTACGGCCTATTTCAAAGCTCATCCGATCTTCACGGACGCTGAGGTAAAGGATTTCCACAAGGCAATTGGCGAGGCGCCAAAAGGGTCATCTGCTCCCGCACAACAGCGCTTCTCATCCCCCTCTGATGTCCATGCCGCAGTCGCGGCCGGCCAGCTCAAGTCCGGTGATAGCTTCGTTGATCCCACCGGCAAGACCCGGTACGTGCCGTAATGCCCGTAGAGCCGGTAATCACATTCCGGGATCAGCCGGGCGGTAGCTGGGATGCATTCCCTGATGCGCCGCCTGCCATTGCTCCGAAAACTGATAGTTGGGATGCCTTCCCCGACAAGCCGACGACCGATTACGCTGGTGTTGCAAAGCAGGGCGGGGTGGGCGTCGCCAAGGGTGTGATCGGGCTTGGTGGCATTGTCGGCGACCTCCAGGAGATCGCGAAGAAAGCAGCAAGCTATCTACCCGATATCAAGGCCGACCCGGATTCCGAGAAGTACGCCCGAAAGTATGGCCGCATGGGCGACGTTATGTCGGTCGGCCAACCGCCAGAATTCCCGACCTCGCATGACATCCAAGGACAAGTTGAGAAGGTCACGGGCGAGTTTCGCAAGCCGCAGAACCAGACAGAAGCTGATGCCGAGACGGTTGGCGAATTCCTTCCGGCGGCTCTAGCTGGGCCAGGCAGCCTCGCGCGCAAGGTCGTCACGCAGGACGCCATCCCTGCGGCGGCATCTATCGTTGCAGGCCGGTACAGTGATCAGAACCCCTACGTAAAGGCCTTGGCGGGCTTTATAGCGGGTGGAACGGGAGCGGCTCTATCAGGACCTAACACGGCTGAAAAGCTCCTCAGGGACCGCATTCCGGCCTCCGTGACTGAGCAGGACGTGACCCGCGCAGGGCAGTTGATTGAACATGCCCAGACCCGCGGCGTTGCCCTGACATGGCCGGAAGCCTTGTCCCGCGTCACCGGCCAGCCCGTCTTGACTGACACGCAGCGCATCTTGGAAAGCCACGGCCAGACCCGGCCACAGATGCAGGAACTGTTTTCGCAGAGGCCAGCACAAGTAGAGCAAGCGGCACGGAACGAATTCGACCAGATCGGCAATCATCCGGCTTATCCGTCTACGATCGGCCCTCAGGCTGGAGAGGCGGCCAACGAAACGCTAACTGGAGTTCGCCAAAGCATCAATGCGGCGGCAGAGCCGTATTATCAGAACGCGGCGAATGTCCTGCTGTCGCCAGCCGAAATGAGCCATGTTCGGGCAATCCCCGGCTGGACGCAGGCGCGCGATGCGGTGCGCAACAACCCGCAACTAAACTGGAGAGTGGCGAACCTTCCGGATCACAGCGTCGGATTCCTGAACGAGGTCAAGAAGCACTTCGACCAGGCAGCAGAGAATGCAGCTTCCAAGTTCAATCCGGGCCGTAATCATCAGGTCCAGGCTTCGAACGAAATGGCGGCTTCCGCCGTCAAGCAAGTAGGCGAGGCCAAGTCTGCTGACTACCAGATCGCGCTCGAGATCGGCCGGCAGGGGCGCCAACAATTCCTTGAACCGCTGCTTCAGGGACCACTTGGAAAGCTCGCCAAGAAGGACATCACCACGCAGAAGGCGATCGCGGCCCTATTCCCCGAAAACCCAGTCCCCGGAACATCTGGTGAAATCTCGGATGCGGTCTCTGCACTCGTTCAGCGCCGGCCGGCAGTTGCTGAGCAGTTAGTCCGCGCTCATGTCGAAATGGTCTTCAACCAAGCCGCGCGGGATCTTCAGGGCGGCGCAAATCAATTCGCTGGCGCTAAATTCGCCGCCAAGCTGGCTGGCGGGGCTCAGCAGCGCGAGAACCTGATGGCGGCTATCGAAGCACTCCCGAACGGTGCCGCACGCTGGGAGGGCTTTAATCACCTTCTGGACATCATGGCAGCGACCGGGACGCGGCAGCCTAAGGGCTCGCTCACAGCCTTCAACGCGCTTGAGGTCCAATCAATGTCTACGGGCGGACTTCAGGAGTTGGCGTCGAAGGGCCTCTCTCCCGGGAAGTGGATGAGCTTCGCCAATGACGCCTTCAAGTCGTGGTCGCTTGGGCGAAACCTCGATCAGATCGCGCGCATCATTACGGACCCACGTTCGGGGGAGGCCTTGCGACAGATTGTTCGTATCCCACCGGGCTCCGACCGTGCGCTTATGATGGCTGGGCGCCTGATCGCGCTGGGGAGCGCGGTGACGACCGAACAGAGAACCAAGGCCACTAAGTAACAGGGTCGCAAAGAACGCGGCACCGACACCGAGAACACCGGCTGCGTAAGGGTTATCCGTCCATTCGTATCGGATGTTGCCGCACATCACCGCGGCCATAATGGCAAGCTGAAAGAATTTCCACATGTTGAAACGTCTCTGCCTCGCCCTCGCGGGGCTATTTTCGTTGATCAGTGTAGCACAGGGAGCCGGGACCGTCCCCGGCTTTTCCTTGGTGCCGCAGTTCGACCTTTCGGGGAAAATCGCGCCTGGATGCAAGCTTTATGTGGTTCAGGCCGGCACGGTCTCGACCCCGCAAAATGCCTATCAGGACAGCGGCTTAACGCTGCTCCAGCCGAATCCGATGTTGTGCGATGCGGCCGGCCGGCTGCCGCAGTGGTTTGTCGCTGACGGGAATATCAAGCTCCGCCTGACTGACAAGAACGGCGTTCAAATCTTCAGCCAGGACGGTCTCTTGGTTGTTGGTGCTTCGTCAGGCGGCGGAGGTGGTTCGCCCGTCGATCCCACGACGATCGCGGGGACTGGCGATCTAAAGGCCGCATATGGTACGTCCATTCTATCCGGATGGGTGCGCGCCAATGGCCGCACGATCGGATCTTCCACCTCTGGCGCGACCGAGCGGGCGAATGCGGATTGCCAAACTCTGTTCGTCTATCTCTGGGGAGCTGACGCCAATCTCACGGTTAGCGGCGGTCGCGGCGCTTCAGGGGCCGCGGACTGGGCGGCGAACAAGACGATTGCGCTTCCCGACTGGCGGGGTCGAACGATTTCCGGCCTCGATACCATGGGCAATAGCGCGGCAGGCGTGCTGACCACGGCGTCAACAGGGTTTGGTAACCAGGCTGGTGATCCTACCATTCTCGGGAGTGGTGGCGGATTGCAGTCGTGGAGTCTTACGTTAGCGCAATTGCCGACTGGCATTACGTCGAATGGAACTATCTCTGGAACGGCAGGGCTTGCCGGAAGCTATGTCATCACCCAGGGGACGGCCGGCGTTCTCGTTAATGTCGCTGGTGGTGGAAGCGGTGGCACGGCTCCGCAAGTCGGAACCGCAGCGCAGACCACATCTCTCAATCTAAGTGGGACGGCGAGCGTGACGTCGAACAATACGGGCGCCGGTCCTCATCCAACGGTGTCCCCGACCCGCGTCGCAACGATCTATATGAAGCTTTAGCCATGAGCATCACCATCAGCTCATCGGCGACGAACAACGCCGACTGGAAAACTCAATTCCAGTTCAATGACGCGGAGACTGGCGATCTGATCGATTTCACGGGCGCAACGATCGAGATCGATGTGAAGGACTTCGACGGGTGCCGGCGCATCCAGGCTTCAACGAGCAACGGGCTTATCACCATCCAAAGCATCGGGATATTTGAGCTCGATGTGCCTGCCTCGACGATGGAGTGTCTATGCCCCGGCACCTATCAGATCGGCGGCGTCTACTCCCTCAATGGTGAAACTATCTCTATCTTCACTGGGTCGCTTGCGATCGTATCAGGGGTCGCGCGCCTATGACGACACCCATCCTGAAGATCAAGGTTCTCGCCAAGCCGGTCATCAAGGGGAAGATGGATGTTCGCTTTCCGGCGCGCGTCCAGGTCGTTAGCCCAATATTGTTGGACAACACCGGCGGCGTTTTCACCTTCAGCATGGACATCAATGCCCTGGTCGAAACGCTAAATCAGTTCTTTGACCAAACTCTTATTTTTTTCACAAAGACTGTTACAGCCGCCGGGACATACAATGTCGTCGCGTCCGATAATGTAGTGCTTATCAACAAGACGGTCCCAGCGGCAAACAGTGTCCAACTTCCAAATGCAGTCTCGCGCAGTGGACTTCCGGTCACGGTGAAGGATCTAAAAGGCGATGCCGCAACGAACAACATCACAGTTCTCCCAAGCGGGTCCGAAACGATCGATGGACTTGCTAGTCTGAGAATCAATTCGAACTATGGTGGATATCAACTTTTGCCTGTTCAAAAGGGCCCGACTACATACGGATGGACCATTCTGCCATGATTAAGCTGAGGTTACTTGTTGCATTTCTCTTTGCGGTTATCCCCGCTGCACATGCTCAAGGCCCAAATCAACTCGGGCCGTATCAGTTCTGGGCTAACCCGACAGCAACCCAGGATATCGGGCAGCCGATCTCTCTTGGCAAGCAGATTGTCATACTGTCGTCTGGGCAGTCGAACTTCGCAATGGCTCCAAGTTTCTCATGGACGCCGAGCGCGAACGCAAAAATCTGGAACAATGTAGTCGATACGGACGGCAGCGTCGGAACGGCATATGTTGCACTTGACGGTACCAAGGCATCCCTGCCGTCCAAGTTTGCTTCTGACGTTGCCGACGCATACCCAACGCGCCGCGTCTGCCTGATTAACGTCGCGTACTCTGGTCAGCCAATTTCGCATTGGAAGACAGGAACGGCTTCCCCTGATGCGTTTGCCAATATCCAAAGCAATATTACTGCGGCCCTCTCAGCTTGTGGTGCCACTAAAATTGACGTCTTCCTCTGGTGGCAGGGAGAGGCGGATTCCGTTCCTATCAACGCCAACTATGTGAGCGATTTTACAACTGTGATGTCTCGGTTTTGGGCCGACACTACTCCGGGAGCTAAGTGGTTTCCGCAAGAAACGCCCGTCATAGTGCACGGCATAGCGTCATATGCTGATGGCAGTGCGGTCAACGCTAACGCCGATTTGATGAATGAGGTTTTGCAATCCGTCGTCAATACCGACATCGACAAGCGACGTTTCGTGTACACCTCGGCGCTGCACGGTGCGACTTATTGGAATGGTAGCAACCCCGGTCACATGACGGGGCAGGGATATTTTTCCGCTGGCGCGATGTCGGCGAGCGCCTTCCTGAACGGCCCTGGTTTTGTTTCTCGTCCCATCGTCAATCCAGCGACGGGATACTTTAACTTCGGCAACCCAGCCACTATGGCAGCGCCGTACACTTTCAACTCTAATGCTGTAGGTGCAACGGCTCCCACGCCTTCATCGGGAACGAACAGGCAGGTATTGGGAGGCGACGGAGCGCCCAATTTAGATGTTCTAGATTCGTTCGGAGGTTTTGCGAACTACATCTGCCGGCGGGCAAATGGGACACTCGCTTCCCCTACCGCAATCGCGCTCGATGATATTATTTGTGGCATCGGAGCGCAGGGATATACCAGCGCTGGATCTTATGCTTCAGGAAATAAAGCTAGTATTCTTTTCCAAGGGGCAGAAGCATGGACTGGTTCTGCTAACGGCACTTATGCCGGCATTTATCTAACTCCCACTGGTTCATCCACGGGGGCCATGTATCATCGGTTCGATCCTGGCTCGCATACTATAATCGCAACAGGCGGCGGGACGGCAAAGCTATCGGCACCAGCGAGCGGTAGCAGTGTCATCACGCTCCCGGCTGGGACAACCAACTTTAGCGCAACGGGCGGAACGTCACAGGTTGTCAAGCAGACAAGCGCGGGTGGCGCTTTCACTGTCGCTCAGCTTGCCGCCAGTGACCTTTCGAATGGTACGACTGGTAGCGGCGCAGCAGTTCTTGCAGTAGGCCCGGCCCTGACCGGTGCGCCTACCGCGCCAACTGCCGCCGTTGATACGAACACCACGCAACTTGCGACGACGGCCTATGTGCTCGGGAACGGTGGAAGCGGTACGCCTAGCGCTGTCACGAACACTGCAGCCGTTGGGGTGTCCACGCGATTTGCCCGCGCAGATCACGTACATGCCTATGAAAACACGGCATGGACTACCTATTCCCCAACTGTGACATCAAGCGTTGGCTCTTTTACTACGGTGTCCGCGACAGGAAGGTACAAGCAGGTCGGGAAGACCGTTTTTGTCCAAGCCGATGTGACGATCACAACCGCAGGAACGGCCGCTGGGCTAATTCAGGTCTCATTGCCGTTTGCGGCAGCCGCTTTCAACTTTACAGGCACCGCGAAGGAATATCAGGCGACTGGCAAGAGCGGAGTTGCTCAGGTTATTGCAAGTGGCTCGACAATGATCTCAGCGGATAGCGGCGGCATAACCTTCATCGCGAGCGGCAACAAGATCAATTTCGGCCTCACTTACGAGGTGCCGTGATCATTGCTTGCGCCCCACTTACCAACTCCGCGTAGCCGGGTCGTCGGGGTCATCCCCAAAAAACTGAGGCCATAGCCATTTGGCAGTCCAGATGGCAGCCGTCAACGCGCATATGACTATCAGAAACGTCATGATCTGCATGGCCGCAATTTAGCCCTCATAACCTTTGAGTCAATCCATGGTAGACCTTAACGCCCTGTCTGCGGCGAACGCGAAGCGCTGGGCAAACGCCAAGCTGACGCGCGAAGCCGAGTTCACCAAGCCGGCCAAGGTGGCAGTTGCGAACAAGGGCAGGTATCTCGCTATCGCGCGTTCAGCCGGCATGCCTGACATCGCATGGGTGTTCATCGCGGTCAGCCATTATCGCGAGTCCTCACAAGACTTTAGTCGAAGCCTCGCGCAGGGCGATCCTTGGAATGCGATCTCCATTCATGTCCCAGCCGATCGCGGGCCGTTCAAATCGTTCGAGGACGCGGCTGTTGATGCGCTGGTCAAATGCTCGCCTTACGCCGCCAAGCTGAAGGACTGGAGCATTGGCGGGACGCTCACGAACCTGGAGCGGTTCAATGGGGTAGGGTATGCCGCTCGCGGCGTTCCGTCCGCTTACGTCTGGTCCGGTACCGACCAGTATCACTCCGGCAAGTTCGTCGCGGATGGCGTCTACGATCCGAACAAGGTTGATGCTCAGCTCGGCGTCGCCGGCCTGATCATGGCAATGATGCAGTTTGATCCGTCCATCAAGTTTGACGACACGCCTGTCCAGACAGGTCCTAAGCCGGCCAGCGCGACGGCTACAGGAGCTCAGCCCATTCGTGACGGCATCTGGCTCCAGAACAGCCTCAACCGACTGGGAGCGAGCCCCAAGCTTGCCCTGGATGGGATTGTCGGTCCGGCAACCAGAAACGCTGTCAGGGCCTTCCAATTGGCCTCTGGGATTGGCGTGGATGGCCTTGTCGGTCCGGAGACCTTTGCGGCGATCGACAAAGCTATTGCGGCCGGAAAGCCCGTTCCGACGATGCCGGTACCGCCCGATATCGTTTTGCCGCCTCCCGGCAGCCAAGCGCATCACGACCTTGCACCCACCTTCTGGGGCCGGGTGCTCGACCTTTTCAAACCGAAGGAACATTGAATGTGGGGTCTAAACGATTGGGGGCGGGTGCTCGTCTCAATCATTGTCGTGGCGGGGTTTCTCGCCATTCTCGTTCTTGTTCTCACGACAAAGCTTCAAGGCTCGGCAACCCCTGACATTCTCCTGGTGATGCTCGGCGCGCTAGCTGCTGCATTCCAGCAGGTGATTAGCTTTTGGGTAGGGAGCTCGTCCGGCTCGGCTCAAAAGGACGCCGCGATCAGCAATATGGCGGCGAAGTCGTGATCGCAGTTCTCGCCGCTCTCCCGGCCATCCTCGGCGCGCTCGCCGGCATGGTCCCGGCCATCGTCCAGCTATTCACGTTGAAGGCTCAGAATGCCCAGCAACTCGCAATGGCTCAGCTCCAGCTCGAAGCTCAGAAGGAAGGCGTGGCTCTACAGGTTGATCTCGCTAACGCTCAAGCTGATGTTCGACAGGCAGACGCTATTTACAATTTTGGTAACGGCACTTCTGGCAACAAGTTTGTTGACGCGTTGGCCGTGTTCGTACGGCCCTACATTACCCTTGTTTTCTTCCATCTGTGGATATTTCTAGAGGTCTGCCTGTTCATCTATGGCGTTAACAGCGGCTACGACCTCGGGCAGCTCGTTAAACTTCTATGGCCCGCCGAAACGCAAGCGATGTTCGGCGCCATCATCGGCTTCTGGTTCGGCGACCGCATGATGCTGCGCGGCAAGCAACAGATGGCCGCCACTCTCGCAGTTACGCAACCCAACATCACCGCAACCAAAGGGACTTGAAATGACCTTCCTCGTGATCCTCGGAAATATTGGCTGCTTCATGGCCGGCGGTGCGTTGATCTGGTTCGGCAAGGAGAAAATCCAAGTCCTCGTCATTGGCGCCAACGCGCTGTCTGCAAAGCTCCACGCGAAGGCTGACGCTATCGCGGCGGCGTCCAAGAAGTAACCTTTGAAATGGGACTGGCCTTTGAATGGACTGTCAAGCTCGGCGATATCCTGACGATGGGGGGCGCGGTCATGGTGGCCGCGGCCTTCCTCTACAACAGGGGCGGCAAAGAGGCCGGAGACCAAATGTCGCTAACCGCGCTCTCTGAAGAATTCAAGGAGATGAAGTCAGAGCTGAAAACGTTCAGTGAGACGCTTCAGAAGATCGCAGTCCAAGAGACCAAGATCGAGCTTCTGATGAAGTGGTATGACGAGCTGCGCCACGGGACCGGATTCATCCAAGAGCGCCGCGCCAATATCGACGGCGAATATAAGCGCTGATGCCTCACGCCAAACGTGCGAATGGATTTCTTGTCCTAATCATTGTCTCCATCTTTTTCCTGATCGCCTTAATGATCATTCTAATGACGCAGCCAGCGAGGGCCGACACGGCCCTCCCTGACGGCATCACCTGCGAAATGGTCCGCGAGAAAGTCGCCGAGCACGGCAAGGTCAAGGCTCTGGCATGGGCCATCGAGCACGGCCTTTCGATCCGCCAAATCTACTTCATTCGCAAAACGTGCAGGGTGTGAACCATGCGTCTAGACATTTTTCATCACTACTTCGAGGAAGAGGCCCCGCCTTGGGTAGATGAACTGAAAGAAGCGTTGGGCCTTATCAACTACCGACTGGAGACCATAATGGCCGATCTTACGAAACTGCAAAGCGATGTGACTGCCCAGACCTCCGTAGTTCAGGGCGTGAGCACGCTGCTCTCGCAACTGTCCAAGGAGATTTCCGACCTGAAGAACCAGGGCACTGCGGACCCGGCGCTTCAGTCTGCGATCGACGATCTCGCCGCCAAGGTGGAAGCCAACTCTCAGGCTCTAGCCGACGCCGTGACAGCCAACACGCCTTCCGCCTAACGCGATCGGGCGCGCGCATCACCGCGCCCAACCCTTTCCCAGACCTGACCAAGCTCCCTAGCGGGGGCCTTTTTATTTGGAGCACTCATGGCATTCGGAAAGCTCGGCGCTATGGGCCGGGGATTTGGCTCCCTCGGTGGCCTTGGGAAAGCTGGGGGGAGCCATCCGGCCGCCCCCGCACAGGGCTTCGGCGCGGCCAACAGGCTTGCGGGCTCCTATCCGTTCTCAAGCGGATACACGTCCAGCATCGCGTCGTGGGAATCGTGGCTCGGCAAGGCGAACGATTTCGTCCTGGCCTATTCGGCGGGGCCGGACTGGGCCACGATCGCGACCAATACCGACAGCCAGGTCACGTCGATTGCGGCGTCAAACCGCGCCATCCACTGGAACCTCTACATCCCAACGAGCGGCGTCACCTTGGCTGCGGTCGCGGCCGGCACCTATGACACGCAGCTCACGACGCTGGCGAACAAGTACCTTGCGGCGCGCCCGTCCGATCCGTACATCGTTGTCTCGATCTTCAAGGAATTCAATTTCAATACAAATGCGTGGACGTCGGTCGGCAACGAGGCGAACTTCATCGCAGCGTACCGCCACGTCGCAGTGCTGTTCAACAGCATCTCGAACAAGTTCCGGTTCGAATGGTGCCCGAACTGGAACGTGGTCATTACCGGCTCGCCCTATGATCCGTCTCTGGCATATCCCGGCGACGGCTACGTCGATGTCATCGCGATGGACGTCTACTACATCAACGCGTTCGACGGAACGGATGGCACTGCCGCGTGGAACGGCAAGCTCACTGCCACTTACGGCATTAATTGGCTCGTCAGCTTCGGCCTAACGCACAGCAAGCCGATCGCGTTGGGCGAGTGGGGCATTGACACTGATGTCGGAGGCCCTGCCTACATCGATCTAGTGAAGGCGTGGGTGAGCGCTCAGAACATCGCCTATCAGGCGTATTTCAACGCCAACAGCACGTTCAACAACCGCCTCGACCAGAACCAGTACCCGAATTCGAGCGTTCGGTTTATCGCCGACTTCGGCGTTGGGACTTTCGTTGTGGATCATTTCAACAACACGGGCGGCGCGAACGTCTCTCTCGTCGGGTGGGTTCCTGACACGACCGGAGCCGTAGCATGGTCGAAGAACACGGTGTCTCCTACCGATAACGCGCAGGTCGCGTTCGCTACTGATAATGTCATTGGGACTGATGCAACGGGATCTTACTACGTCAATAAATCGACTGTTCCTGTCTCGGACTATGCCATCGCAGCCAATTTGGCGGATACCTTCGGAGCGAGCGTATTGACGCGCTTCTCCGACACGGCGTTGACCGGGTATCAGGCTTTCCGGGACAGCACGAACACGTCCGCGACTTATGGCTTCACGCTTCGCCGTGGCAATGCCGGGACGTTCACGAACATCGGGGCGATCGGCGCCTTCCCGTCTAACAATGTTCTTGTCTCGACTTGGGTCATGCCGGATCGCGTCCGCACCAAGCTTCAGGACGTTACCACGGGCGGCACGGTAATCGTTGACGACACCTCGGGATCGAAGATCACCGCCCAGAATTTCCCCGGCCTCAGCGTCAGGACAACGGCAGAGGTGGATGACTTCGTTGTTACCAGTATCCCACCTGTTGCTCGCGGCGGCAGCCAGCTTACGGCGGACGGCATCTGGACTTGGTTCAACGACCCGCGCTCGATCACGGTCAACGGCAAGACCTATTTCAGCTACGTTTCGTCCGCTGGTAACGTCATGCTGGCGCGGCTTGATGGCGGCATCGTAGTTACTGAGGTTGTGGTCGCTTCCGCATTGGAAAAAGACGACCACGACAACGGCGGCCTCATCGTTCTTCCTGGTGGACGGCTGGCTGTATTCTACTCCGCACATTCGTCAGACACGGTTGGCATGCGCTATCGCGTGACGACCAATCCTCTGCCGGATATTTCATCGCTAAATGCAGAGGTGCAGATTTCAAACGGCGGCGTTTCGACGGCCTATGCCAAGCCTTACTACTTTGCCGACGATAACAAAATCAGGCTTTACTACCGCAGCGGCAATAGCACGCAGCGCGACCAGAAAGCCGCCATCGCTGATGCAACTCAGGTAGAAGCCGGGACCGCATCGTGGTCCCTGCAAACCGTCATCAGCATGACGAATCAGCGGCCCTATATACAGATCGTACAGAACGGGACCAACCGCATCGACTTCTTCATGACGAATGGTCATCCGAATGAGGTCGTCACGTCGCTCTACCATATGTACATGACCGTTTCCGGCGGGGTGGAGAGCTACTTCAAGTCGGACGGGACATCGCTTGGTGCGATTCCAATCGATCCAACGTCAGCGACGCTTATCGACACCGGGTCCACTGGCGGGCGTTCGTGGAACTGGTCAATCGGCATCGGTGGCGATGGTTTCGCGCGTGTGATGTTTGCAAAGTATCCATCGAGTACAGGTGCGCGCGATACATTCTTTACTGACGTTCAATATTGGCATGGGCGATGGAACGGATCATCGTGGGTCAAGACGCAGCTCAGTTCAGGCCAGCATTCGCTCTACGCCAACGAGAACCATTACCTCGGCGGCATGACTTTCGACGCCAATGACGTAACCACCTTAGCCCTCAGCGAGTGGAACAGCACGAACGCCGTCAACAGGCTCGTCGAGTATTCATTCAACGAGAGCACGGGCGTAAAGACACAGGTTCGTGTCGTCGCTGACGATCCCAGCTCGCATCAGTTGCGGCCCTACAGCCCGAAAAACCACGGCGACGATTGCAAGTGGGTATGGGCCGAGGGTGGTTATGTCTGCTATGGCGTCGGTTCGTCCCAGGCCAGCACAGTCCCCGTCCCACCGGCATTCCAGCCCTACAACACGACGCTCCGCTACGCTCCGAAGCTTGGCTATACGCCGCCGGCCTATAGCTTCACCAACGCTGAAGCCGCGGCGGTCGCTGCTGCCTTCACGACGCCTCCGGTTGATACGCGGAAAATCCTGATGGATAATCTGGTGTCGGAGCTCAAGTCGGCCGGCATCTGGAGCTTACTGGATGTGTTCTACATTCTGGCCGCTGCGGACTCGCAGGCTGGAACGATCAACTGGATCACCCCGGCCTCGTTCACGCTCCTTCCGATCAACTCGCCGGGCTTCCTCGCCGACCGCGGCTATATCGGAAACGGCACGACCAGCCGTCTCAGAACACAGTTTACGCCGAGTGTTAATGGCACCAAGGGAACGCTAAACGACTATTCGCTTTCTGCATTCTCTCTCACCAACCTCGACGCCTCAAACTCGGCGGACTTCGGAAGTGTGACCGCCCCACGTTCGTTCATCACTCCGGTATCGGGTGGTTTTGCGGCGTGGAGCGTTAACGACGCTGGCGGTGGAACAAACCCGGCAAACGTCAATTCAATCGGCCTCTTCCAAGCGCAGCGCACGACCAGCACCGCTACCAGACTGTTCAAGAACGGTGTGCAGGTTGGGCCTGATCGAGTCGTCACTTCCACGGCTATCGCATCACAAGAAGCGTGGATTTGCGGCGCGGATGCGACGAACTTCTCGGCTCGCCGCATTGCAATGGCGGCATGGGGTGCGGGTCTCGCCGGCAAGGAAGTCTCATTCTACAATATCGTGAATGAGTACCTTCACGCGATCGGGGCGACCTAGCGCGCTGCCTCAGGGAGAGCGGGGTAGTGGTTAGTCGGTGAACTGGCCAAGGTCATTGCCAAGGCGCTCGGCCCACTCGTCAACGTCTTCTCCCTTGCGGGTCTCGATCCGCGCCAATGCCGCGCGGGCCTCATCTGTAAGCTCGTTGTCGTTGGCCCAAGTCTTGTTCGGGTTCCTTGGGTCAAAGCGATCCCAGATCGTGCCCTTCTGCATCGGGATTCCCCGCATGCGTTCAAGGATCAGATCGTTGTCGTTCTTCACTTCAGCACTCCTTGCCCAAGAGTTGCGTTGAGCCGCTTTCTCAGGTCGTCCATTTCGGCTGACGTTTTTTCAAGCATATAGTCCTGCCTGACCAAACCAAGGCGATGAGAAGAGACGATGCCCTGCCGGAGGTCTTTGGCCGCACTGTCAAGCGCGGCTACGCAGAGCGCCAGATCGTGATCCGTCATTTCGATCTTCATCACATCCTCACGTTTCGCTTACGACTGCGGTGGCGGCATGTAGGCATGGACTTCCAGAGATACGGCCTTGAGCACAGCCAAAACTGAGCGCATCTCCTGGGCCGTCATTTCTCCAGCGTGTAGCCGGATATAGTCCGGCCGTTGCCAGCGCATCAGCACCTTCCGCACGCCGTCTGCGTAGGTTTCCTTGGTCGTCGGGTCGATGTCCTGCATGCTCATCGTCGTTTCCTGTTTAGGATTGCTGGTCTTCCCGGCAGGCTTTGAACCGGCCCGTTAGCGACCACGTTGGCTCAAATGGGTCCGTCCCGAAAACAGCAGCGGCGAGAGCAGTGTGGGCTCGCGCCCATTCTTTGCCGTCCTTGTCGCGCCAGACGGTGACTTGGCAATCACAATTATTTCCGATAGGTCCGAACATCAGTTTCGCTCTCTGCTCATCATCGAAAGTGGCGTCGTTGGAACGGGGAGCATACTTCCCCAGGACGGACCGTCCGACAGAAATTGATGATCTTGATGCAATCGGCGCAAGTTATTTGAGCCGGGGTTTCTTTCATGTGTGGGACGGTTTCGGTCCGATAAGCTCCACAGAGCATTTTGATATCTCCAGCCTCGGCCTCGACGTGCACCGTGATATTATCGATGTCTATGTAATGGTTCGGCATCGGTCTCGTCCTCGGTGTTCGGTCAGCACTATTCAACTACATAGACCGGCCGACGCCAGTACATGAAAGAAAGTCCAATCGGACCGAGTGAAATGCGCAAATCATACCAGCAGGGATCGGGATCGAAAGTGATGCCGAACAGCCAGCAGCGCAATTCGTAGTCCAGATACACGGAAATCGAACCGATCTTCTGGTCGCTATCGAATAGCGTGGTCGATGCCTTATACCAAGTCGTGGTCTTGCTCATCCTTCACTCCCCCGATGACCATTCGAAAGCGGCTGCCAGCCGTCGAGGTAGTAGAGCAAGCCGCCCTCGCTACCGACCTCGTTCCAATTTTCGTGGTCATAGAAGGCGATGGCGTAGTGTCGCCTGCGCGTGCGATCGCCGAAGTCGTGCCCGCGCACCTTGATCCAGGTGCCATCTTTCGGCGCGGTGTCGATGGTTTGCCATTTTGGCATCGGCGTTTCCCTATTGATCATCGCTGACTTGAACGACGGTTGTCACGATCTTACGGCCGCCCTCCGCAGCTTTGGCCGCCTTCCGGATCGCGGCAATGACGTTGCCGGCGTGGTCCGGGTGGAAGCTGATACTGGCGACCCCGCCATTCTCATCCACGCCAAGCATATGGACGAGCGGTTTCCTGGGCTTCGTGCCCTTGACGCCGTTGTTCCCATAGCCGTGGACTGCAATCTCTGTGCTCATCGCGAATGTCCTTGCCTCACTGCCTGAGGGTGGCGAGGCACAGAAGCGCCAAACCGGCCGCCCAAGATCCACCCATCTCTTTGGTGGCCGCTTCGTCCCGGATGCGGACCAAAGCTTCCCGCATCTGGCGGATGTTCCGTTCAAGCTTCTCGGCTTCGTTCATCGGGGCTCTCCCTGTCTCATCTGGTACGAGCGACGATCTCGCCCGTGCGCTTGTCGATCAGCACCAGCTCGACCAGCGGTCGGGGCCTGGGGCCATTCTTGCGTGCCTGGCAGACGCCGCGAACGGAGTCCTTGCCTTCGATGGTCGCCCCACAGGCCGGGCAAGGACGGTGAGGCCCGATCGGGAAGACCAGATCGTCAGCATCCAGATCAGGGCAATATTCCGGTCTCATGGGCGATCTCCCCTGCACAGCTTCAGTGGCTAATTTTCTTCAGATTGGCGTCGAGATCGTCCGTCCACCGGAGGATACTGGCGGCCAGATTGCGGCGCTGCACCTCGTCGGTTGACTTCTCGTGGTTCTCGGACGCCTCCATGATGTCGGAGCAGAGGTGGCCGACCTCCGTGTCGGCGCCGTGGGCATCGCGTACCTTGCGGAGCGCCCCGCGAACGCTTCGAGAACTTGGCTGTGTCAGTCCTGTGCCAATTTGCTCGGGCGTTCCCGAACCGTTCACCATGATAGAGCAGGAACCTGCACGGTCGTCAGTCTCGTTATTATTGAATTCGTTCGTGTTTTCGGTCTTTGCCATCTCGCTCATATTCCCCTATATGGGTTGCACTTTACGGCTCTAAACTATTGATCTTGCTTGCTTGACGTCTTTGCTGTGTCAGCATCTGTGTCAATCTCAGAATGAAACAGCCTTTCGATCAGCGTCGCGTCGTCCAGCGGATGCCCATAGGTTTGGAAGACGTGAGCCGGTGACTTCCAACCGCCGAGCTTCGCCGTCGTCACCACGTCCACACCGCGTCGCAGGAGTGTCGTAGCGAAGCCGTGGCGGCAGGAGTGGAAGGTCAGGCCCTCAATGCCAGCGGCCTTCGCGCTGCGGCTCCACGCATCCCTGGCGGTCGTGTAGGCCATGTCAAAGACCCTGCCCTTCGGGGGCCGTTCGGTCTCCGGCAGATTGGCAATCTTCAACAGCACGTTCATTGGCAGATGCGCGACGCGCTCGTTGCCGAGCTTGCTCTGCTGGATCAGCACCGTCTTGGCCTTGAAGTCGATATCCATCCAGCGGACTGATAGCGCCTCCGAAATGCGGGCGCCGGTCGCGTAGAGAAAATAGGCAAGGGCGTCGAGCTCCGGGCTCTCCGCACTGGCACCGAACTTCACGATCCAATCCTCAAGGATTGGCTTCTTCTTCTTCGTCTCGAACTTCAGCCGCTTGATCTTGATATGCGAGCACAGCTCGGACTCCGCGGCGTGGTTGATGATTGCCTGCGTCGGGACAATGACCTGCCGGTTCCGGCTGGCGTTGCCGGACTTCGGGTAGATCTCCATCGCTGATCGGATGATCGCGCCCGGCGTCATGTCTTTGACCTTGGCATCGCCCCAATACTTCAGGAGCGGAGTGAGAAAGCGCTGTGACTTGCCGGCGGAGATGTAGAGCGCAGCCGCCTTCGGAAACGTTAGGACTTCCTTGTCGCCATGGAGACGACGTTTGTAGAACTCGTCCTGGACCTTGGCCGCAATTTCCGCGGCTCTTTCCTTGTCAGGTGTGCCAGTAGTGCCGCGGAGTCGATGTCCGGCAAGCGTCCCGCGGTAGTGGTAGACAAGGCTGCCCTTACGTCGATAGACCTTGAGGGACATGGGCGGGTTGCCTCCATAATGGCGGTCACGTCGTCGGGCAACAATACCATACGGTTGCCCAAAATTCGGCAGGCGCCAAGCTCGCGCGCTTTATCACGCACACGTCTTTCGGACCAGCCGTAGCGCTTGGCAAACTCGGCCGGCGTGATCGCGTCGGGGAGGCTCATTCTGTACCTCGATTGTTCGACGTCAGTGAGTACGACGGCTCAGGCTGCGCCTCGGCCATCGACCACGGCAGCATCAGATAGCCGCGCGATAGTTTCTTCCAGCGACCGAAGACAAGCTGCCTATCGCTTTCGGCTATCACGCGATCGACAGTCATGCTGACGATGGAATAGCCGAGAGTTTCGAGCTTTTCGCATTCTGACGGACTGAACCAGCGTCGCAATGCCTCCAAGGATCTGAAGGCGCACCCGCCATTCTCGCCGGGCAGCCATCGTCCTGGGATGGATGATAGCGGCCAATCGAACTCGACCATGAATGGCGGGTTTCTGTCATGGTCGCCATCTACCCAGCGATGCGAGAAGCCGGGACGGTAAGGCCCGCGTCCTTCTGCATCTTGAATGCGATAGACAGTGATCTTGCTCACGCCCGCTCCTTTGAGGACAACGACGTGGCAACCAAGCCTCTGTGCTCCAAGCCGCGAAGCAATTCTTCTTCGGTGATCGTCTCAAAGGCCGGCTGGTTGCCTGGATCTAGCGCTTCGATGAGCCGCGCAATGCGGCGGCAATTCTCGGCGTTCTGCACGTTCGCCCAAAAGTTCGCGTCCTCGCCCCTTGTGTCGCGGTTGACGAAGTAATTGGCTGCGTCCTTCAGGTACGTGATTGCGGCTTGGGTAGACATAAGGTCGTCCATTGTCGTCCTCACTGATCTGAAGGAAGTTCTTGTGTCCGGAGATCGATCCCGAGATTCAATTTCTCGCCGCGCATCGCCCGCAACAAAATATCCGGATGGTTTTCCGACCATAGAAGGCCGATTTGAGACATAAGGCTCAACCCGCGTCGGATACTCGGCGGCTGCATCCGGTATCCGATGTAATAAAGTTTGGACCCGATGTAGGCTGTCAGGCTCACTTGGCGACTCCTCCCACACGACTGCGAGTGCGCTTCTTCGCAGGCTTTGGCTTTTTCGCGGGCTGATCTGCCAAGTACCAGTCAATAATTCGGTTGAACTTTGCGATCGGCAACGTCAGCCCCTGGCTCGGCTCATTCCCGATCTTTTGTTCGTAGATCGAGACCCTGTACCCGTCCGATAACATCCAGACATCCCCAAAAGTCTTGTTGTCGCGGGTTAGCTGCCTGAGCTTTCTGCCTTTTGCGTCGTATGGCTTCATCTTATTCCCCCGTCACTTTCGCTGCGGACACATCATCGCGGACGCGCCAGAACATGCCCAGCTTCGACTTGATCAAAGCATTGCATGCGACTTCGCCCATGCCGATCAGCACAACGCCGTGTCCTGGCGAAGTGCCGATCGATCCGTCTGGCCTGATGAATTTCGTCTTACCGTGCGGGAACAGCAGCGCATCGGCGCGCGGCATATGGCTGTGCCACCAGCCGGACGATGTATAGGCGCGAACGATGCCGATCCCATTGGCGTGGTCAAAGAACCGGGTCAGCCACTGCAGATGTCCCTCTCGGGGGCCGAATGGCGGATTCATAAACACCAGACCGTCCCACGGCTTCGTCAGGCCGTCGTCGGCTTTGGTGTAGATCTTGCGCGCCGGCACCCAATGCTCCGGACCTGGGGAGCAGGGATCGAGATCAAAGGTCAGGCCGAGCGCGTCGAAGATCGACGGAGGCGTGTACCAATCATCCGACTTGCCTTGGTTCGGCTCGTGCTCAGCCATTTTCAGTCCCCAGTTGATGCGAAGTCAGCGCCGGCGTGCGGACCATCGAAAGAAGAAGGTCGCGAAATTCATCCGGCGTCGCGTTGCGGATTTTGGTTTTGTCCTTGCCGCCGATCATCGCCATCATTCCGATACGACGGGCCTTCTCGTAGCCGTGGCGGGCGAGGGCAGTCGGATGCAGGCGCTGTTCGCACTTGCCCCAGCGCAAGTCCTGGAGATCGATGCCGTTGGCGTAGAGCCAGGTCGGCTTGCCGGAGAAGTGGCCGTAGTGTCCCTGGTAGACGCAGCACGTCCAGCCGCCTTCCATGTCAGCCGGAATCCACCCGCCTTCACGGGGCGGTCGGTTGAGATTGAACGCAGCCCAGGCATGGCTATCGCAGGGATGCTCCAGGACGCCGCCCCAGCGCCGCACAGCGGCTAACGCGGCTTCGAAGCAGCCATCGTCGGCGCCGAGATCGAACTGATGAGGCTTGCGCGTGGAGCCGTGCCAGAACCGGCCCCAGCGCTGGCAGGGCGGGTGGGCGACGATCGGATGCGGGCCGGCGTACTGCCTGGCGTCGCGGCCGATGTCCCAGGCATCCACATGCGGGAGGCCGGAATAGGCGCCGTCCGTCTCGACGTAGAGGGCAGCGACCATCATTTGCCACCGCCATGTGGGCGCGAGAGCGAAAGTGAGGACCGGGCGCGATTTGACCAATGCTCGGGACCATAATGCTCTGGTTTCTGCGTGAGACAGAACCGGTCAAGCGCCTCTTTCAGCATTCCAGCATAGCCTGGCGAATGCGGAGGAGCACCGTAAAGCGGCTCGATCTCCCAGCCCGACTTGTCCTTCGGTAAATCGCCGGGCAGCACGACCATCCAGTCACCGCCGTGCAACTTTGTACGGTACCTGTAGTAGATCGGCTCTTGCGCTCCCTGCGGTACTGCATTCATGACCGCCTGTGCCAAGGCTCTCAGATTGACGTGCCCGTTCACGTAGATATCCGGCTCGCCTTGGGGGCCATCAACCTTGCAGCCGTGTTGGCTACCAAACATGAAGCTTCCCCGCAGCGCCTCGATCACGGCGTCCACATTGCCGGCAGATAAGCGCTGGACAGCGTTTTCATAGAGGCTCTTGTACATGCCGGCCTCATATCGAAGCTCGGCCATGGTCTCGTTGATATCTGCCTGCCTAGCGTTGAGCGCTTCCGTGATGTCGTCCGTCTCGACCGGAGCGGCCGGTGGCTGGGCGGCGTAGAGGGGGATGTTTGCCATCGCACCTTTCTGCGACCACATCGCCATCGGTATTCCGTCGTACTCCCTCGATTTTAGGAAGCCGAGTTGTTCCTTGTTGGTCCACGCGACTGGTTGGGCAACATTGGTGATGACATAGCCATTCAAGTTCAGGGCGCCCATAAGCCGGTGGTAGTGCATCGTGCCGAGCGCGCTGTTCAGGATGTCGAATAGCGCGGGGTCGCTTTCCAGCACGCCGCCGGCGGGTTGAGCGGGCATCTCGGCCCTTGGATGCGACCCGAAGAACGCCACCAAATTTTTAGCAAATTGGTTGGGCGTGCCGGGATGGCCTTCCTTGCAGAACACAGAAGGCCACCTGTTTGCCAGAATGACTTCCAGTTCCTCTCGACTATATCGATGTTCAGTCTTGGCCTCGCTCATGCGCGTTCCCTCTCACGTCAAAATCGCGCAAAGCACGATCAGGAGAATAGACCACGGGTTCTCCGCAACCATTGCGGCGATTACGGTGAGGCAGAGCGCGGCGCGTAGGGTGTCCCAGACGGGATGCCACGCAGGCAGTGCAGCGCTCTCAGCGGATGATGGCGAGTGTGAATTGGTCATGGCAACAGCTCCCGAATGCGGGTCAGCATCTTCATTTCCTCGTTCGGGATGAAGCCGTCCTGATCGCAATCAGCGTCAGCGCGATCGCCGAAATATTCGTCCAGATCGCAAAGAAGGAATTCAAGCTCCTTGATCCGCTCGTAAGCGGCCTTGAGTTCGTCTTCCTTCTCAAAGGCGAGATCGAGTGCACGGTCTAGCATCTTGCTCATTGGTCACTACCAAGCTGATGGAGAGGGAGTGTTAGTCAGGCCGCTTGCAGTTGGGATGGTTCATCCCTGATCTGGCTGCCATCGCGGCGACATCGTTCGCATATTCAGGATCATCGGAGGATGCCATCGCAGCATACCGCGCCAGCGCTGCGTCCGCGTACTTGTCCTTGAGCTTCATGACGAAAAACTCATTCTCAGTCCCGACCTCGCCGTACTCGATGAGATCGTTCGTCTCCAAGATGCGAAGTGCATGCGCGATGTCCGGGTTATTGCCGAGCGCAACGCCACCAATTCGCTCGATCTCGCGAAGGTTGACGATGGCGTATTTGCCGCGTTTGTTGGTGTTTCGATCAAGCTTCATTATCGTCCCCGTTGGTTGGAAAGCAGTGTCAGACCGGCGCGATGCCGTTCGGAGCAAACATGATCTCGCCCCAGGCCATGAAAAGGATGAAGGCAAGCGTGATGATCGCTAGAAGCCAGCGAACCGTGCGGGCGTATGCTTTGCCTGCCATTGCCATTTTGAATCCTTCCCATCCGAAATTGAGAACTGTCAGCACGCCAATCACCGTGAACACGACGGCCGCGAATATGGTCGCTACCGTTAGATCGCCGATAGCGGCTGCGCTCATCGTTCGCGATCCGCATAGACCATCGTTCCGTTGAACTTGCGCCACGCTCGAATAGTGCGCGGCTTCTTGATGCCGTTGTGGCGGTCTTTGATGCGCTTGGTCTTGGCGATCAGTGGCACGTCATGCTTGCGCGTTTTCTCATCGTGGCAGGCATGGCAGAGCACGGCGCAATTATCCAAGGTCGGTTCGCCACCAAGGCCGTCTGCAATGGCGTGGTCGAAGTGAAACTTGACGCCGAATAGCGCGCCGCAACTTTCGCCTTCACATTTCCCGCCAGCGCGCTTGAGCGCGTCCCGCTTGACCTGCTTTGAGAACTCGCGCCTCATGCTTCCTCAAGCTCCTCTTGATCGTGGAACTTGATGCCGTTTTCAGCGCCCCAGGCGCCGATGAAATCCATAAGCTCGGACATCTCGGCCACGGAAAGATCAGAGGACGATCGACCGCACGGGACCATGCCGGCGCCGTTGATCCTCGGCAGATACTTGATCTCGATGCCGCGCTCCTCCGCGTAGGCGTGGAGGAACATCATCTTCCATTGCTCGGTATTGAAGCGCCGTTCGTTGATGCGGCCCTGCACGGCAACGTCAGTCAGCATCGCCCAGAAACGTGAGTTCTGATCGACCGAGCGCGCCGGTCCCTTGAACTCGACGCGGCTCCCGGTTGGCGCCTTGCGCACCCACTGGATTGCCTGCTCGCGCTCGGAAGAGCTGCGCAGTGTCAACAGAGCCCGGCTCATGCTGCACTCCTCTTGAGTTGATCGGTCAGGCCGCCAGCGGTACGGATCGCGTCAACAACGCTCGCGAGCTCGGCGTTGAACTCCTTCACGGCGCCGGCAAGCGTGGCGATATAGCCGTCATCCCGCGGAACGCGGACGATCAGGAGCGGAAGGCGGGGGCAGTAGGATACGAAGTCCCAATACTGGCGCTCCGTCACCCACATGTTGCCCTGCACCTGGGCACGGTGCTCGGTCGGCAATTCGCCCTTGAGCAGCCGTTCGACCTGAATGTGGGGAAGCGCCGTCTTGATCTCTAGCCCGCCATCATCACCGATCAAGGAATCCGGCGAACAGCCCTTGTCACCGTTGACGATGAAACCGACCTGGAGCGTGTCAACGTCGCGCATCAGCTCGTAAGCCTCGCGCGCCTCGGCTTCCTGCTCCTTGCCGCGCTCCATGTGGACGTTGGAATAGCTCTCCATGGGTTCGTTGGTCAGGATCTCTCCTGCCAGCTTCAGCATATAGGTTCGGCGCGTAACGGACTTCCCACCGTCCTTGCCCTTCGCCATAACGGTTGAGAACTCGCTTGCGGTCGGGATGCCGAGGCGTGCCGCGAACCATTCCGGCTCGCCCTGCTGACATTCGATGATGCGCGGTGCCATGCTCAGCCCCTCGCCTTGGCGTTGAGCATGTTGACGGCTTCCTGGTATCGCTTGCTCGGAAGCTCGGCCAACTGCTCGACCTTGAAGAAGCGGAGAAACTTTGCTTTGTCGGCGCCGACGCTCTCGATCAGCTCGGTAAGCGTCCCAATCTGTTCCTCGGTGATCACCGTGCCACCGGTAACAGTGTTGCCGTCTCTGTCGTCCCCAATCGCGATATTGAAGATCATCTTGAGCAGGTAGCGTTGGCCGTAGGTCATGGCCGCGCCGGCTGCATGCGTCTTCGTCATCACGTCGCCGCCCTTGGCTCCCTTGCCATCGGCCGGCATATCGACGTGATATTTGCGGGTGAACTTGCCGCGGGTGACGTAGCAGACGACGCGGATATGATCCGGCGGTGCGCCGTCCTCAGTATTGTAGGACAGCCCGAACCCTTCGCCCGAATAGACGGGGCGGATTGCCTTATCCAGTGCGAAATAGGAGGCATATTTGCTGCGCGTCTGGGGATTGTTGGCGTCGGCCGCAACCGCGCGCATCTTGCCCTGCACCGCCGACATCGCTTCGTTGAAAGCTTCCTCGGCAGCCTCAAGCTGGATTTCCTTGCGCATCTGCCAGGCGCGCTCCAAGCGCTCCATCGGAACGGATGGATCGCGGGCAATACGCTCCAACATGTTGATCACGGCCGTCGTTTCCGACTGCGACGGGATAGGCGAAACAGCTCCAATTATGTTTTCTGCGGGCAGATTCATCATGCGAACTCCGGGTTTGCCATTTCGGTTGAGACGGCCTTCAACTGCTCTTCAAACAGAAGGTCGTCGGCGATAGCGTTGATGCGCTCCATGCGGTCTGACGGGCTCAGCGGCCACAACAGGCGCCAGTGAATTAGGAGTTCGTCTGCGAGCTGCTGGGAGGTCATCACAGCACCCACTTTGCGATTGCGAACGTGCCCATGAAGGCGATGAGGAGTGCGCAGAGAAGATCGATGCGGTTCTCGGGGATCATGGCTGCACCCACTTGCAGATCGGGATTTGCACGGCACAAAGATGCTCGACCATCGCTCGGCCCCGGTCTGTGATTGAGAAGAACGGGCTTTCTTTTCCCTCGCGAATGGCTTGGTCTATCGACCACGACACGTCGCCGAACTTTGACTTGAGAAGGCCTTCCTTGACGAAGCAATCCATCGCCTCGTGAACGGCCGGAGACCTCGCATGCGCGGGATTTGAGTCGTCCGCCCAAGCGGCGTAGTCAGTCGGGCTGGCGTAATAGTGCAGCAGCATGTTGATGCAGAGAGGGCTCATCACGCGGCTTCCCCGTTCTTGCGATAGTCGCGAGCGTGGTCGATCTGGAAGACGGCGCTGTTGCGCTCCTCATCTTCCTCGGTGTTGCTGATGGCTTCGGAGAGGTCTGCGATTGCCGAGAGGCGCGTGGGGCCATAACCGCGGACGCGACCGTCTTCGCGCTCAAGGTAGGCGCCGAACTGGCCATTCGGGCAGAGGCCAGTGATGACGTGGCAGTCGTTTTCCGGAAAGTAGTGCCTGCGCCGCTGGTCCATCTGCTGTCCCCGTCGTCTGGCCGAAGCCGTTTCGATGGGTCAGACTGTAACCGTGGCTGATACACACGTCAACAATAAAGTGACGGCTACAGTCACATTTTTTCTGGGCAAAGAAAAACCCCACGTTTCCATGGGGTTGCGATTCGATTGCGGTCTATATTAGCGGCCAGCGATGCCTCTGACAGCAGAAATCGCGGCCTGCTGCTTCACTGGATCGTCCATTTCCTCGATCATGTCGTCCAAACTAAAAACTGTTTGGCCTGGTGCCGGCGGCGGAAACCAGAGCTGGCTCGGCTTTATGCCTATGGCTGCGGCGATTATATCCATTTCCCCGGCGTTGATCGTCCACCAGTTCTTTTCGAGGCGGTAGTAGCTCTCGCGCTCGATATCGAGGGCATCCGCCAGATCGACGGCCTTGGTACCCATGAACTTCCGCCAATCCCGCAGATAGAACGGCCGGCGCTTGGCTGGAACCTTAGCAGGAAGGTGTCTCTTCTTGTGTGTAACCATGCTGGGCACAATACCGCACTGCCGAAATGAGTGGGTATCAGCAGCCGTCACTTTTGTCCTTGACAGACTGTGACAGCAGCGGATACAACCACGGGCATGCAGACGCACCCGCTCAGAACCTACCGCACCTCCAAGACGCCAAAGCAGTCGCAAGCTGACTTGGCAAACATCCTTGGCGTGTCGCGGCTCACCGTTCTCCGTTGGGAAAACGGCGATCGCAAAATCGATGAATCTCTTCTTTCAACCGTAGCCGAGAGAACGGGCATCCCCGCGAAGGAATTGCGCCCGGATCTCGTGCTTCGTCTTGAGCAGCTTGTGGGTGGGGATCAGTGACTGGTCTCGCCCGCCAACTCCGCGGCCTCGACGTAATGCCGTCCATTCTCGATGGCGACAGCCGCCGGCGAGATGCTTGCGTAGAGCGGAGTGAATTCGGTTCCGCGCTTGATGCCGCATATCACCATGACGTTGCCATCGTCCATCTTCGTGGTGATGATCTTGTTCACATAGAACAGCGGGAGCCCGCTGATATCGACTTCCGACCTCATTCCCATTTCCCCGTCCATGCTTGCGCTGCCGCCAGCGCGAACGGCGAATGTGTTCACTTGTTGACAGAGGTTGCAAATCAATTCCGGGCATCTCCGTCTTTGTACGTAGATTTGCGCGCTCAAGTTGATTCAAGCTGTTCCGATCTCGGAACATTGCACGGAACCTTTCCATACATTCCGCGAGATTCAATCTTGCATTCTGGAGAGATGTTATGACCCGACGCGCTGGCCTCACGGGGATAAGCACCAACGCGCCGGGTGGTGGCGCCGTCACGCAATACAGTTCGGGCGCCGAAATCATTCGCATGCCTTCAGGATCGATTGTCTCGATACCTTCGCTCGAACCTCTCCATCTCGCTGAGGCGCGTCTTAAGGAAGCGCTCCTTTTCGCGCTGCCGCTCAGCATCATCCTCTGGATTCTTATCGGGCTCGCTATCTGGGGCCTGATCTCCGCAGTTCGCTAGGACCCTCGCCGCCGCCAAGCCAAGCGGGGTCCATGTATCGTTGTCTTGTTCAAGTTCGTCCTTCGTCATGTCCGCAACATGAACGAAGGGGTTTCCAGAGTGCTGTCAAAGTTTGCGAGGAAAAAAGCAATGAGTGCCGCCGCGTTAACGTCAATCACCCGCAGCGCCTTGGGCGCCCTGGTTGAACGCGAGGAGCGCCGTACAGGCTCCCGCATGGTGGCATACGAGATCGTAGCGCAAACGATCGGCGCATCCGCATCGTGGGTGCGCGCCTTCCTCGGGAAGTCGGAAGCGGTCAAAGAACCGCGGATAACTTTGTTCCAAAATATCAGGGCCAGTTACGAGAATTTGTGTAACCGCGTCGAACAAGAAAACCGACATGATGAGCACAGGCTGAGGCTCATCAAGGGAGAGATTGATGCGGTTACTGAAGGCTTTGGCGAGCAAATTGGTCGTCAAGATTAAGATCGCGTGGGCGGTCATCACGGGGAGGGGGAAATAGTGACATCATTCGAAATGCGTCTGCATGCCGAGCACAAAGCCCGGCAAGCTAGATTTTCTGCGGCGGCAATGCCGCATAACACGATTGAGTTTATCGATCCGCCGCCGCCTCAACCGACAGCGACGTCAATCCCGCCGATCTTGAACGAGCAAATCAAGGAAGCTCATTCGATGATCGAGCGGCCGTGGGTCAACCAGGTCGAGACCATTCAACGCGCGGTGCTTGCGAAGTTTCCGGGCATGACGTTGGCGGACATCAAGTCATCGAGCCGTGGCGCGAAGTGTGTCGCTCCCCGGCATCTCGCGATGTACCTCTGCAAGGAATTGACTGACAAATCCTTGCTCGACATCGGACGGCGCTTTGGCGGTCGAGATCACACCACGGTGCTCAACGCGATCAACCGCATCACCGCGCGCCTGCTTGACGATGAAGAATTCGCGCAGTTCGTCAACCGGATTCGGGAGAGCATCTGATGACCCCGATCCACACCCTCGTCACCCGCATGAAGCGCTTGCCGCTCCAGCACCAGGCCGCGCATCTCAAGGCTCTGATTGATCTTGAGAAGCCCCGCAGTATCCGCCGCGGCGAGCTGGAAGCCATGCTCAAGGATGTGAACCTCCGCCGACTGAAGCGAGAAAGGCGCACGGCAGCATGACCAAGATCCGCAAGTCCATTCCAACCGAAGGCGCTCATATGTGGTGGGCGAGTGGTTGGTCTTACGTCATGCCAGATTTCCACAAGCCCAACCATTCTATCATCGAGTGGCTGAGCGATAATCCTCCAGTGTATCCCCATCGCGTTCCCGAAACCACGAACCAAGAGAACGCACATGGCGACGATCGGCGACAACCAGCTTAAGTCAGTCTTGGAGCGGATCAACCGTCTCGAAGATCAGAAGAAGGATATCCATCAGGATATCACTGAGGTCTATCTAGAAGCCAAAGGGAATGGCCTAAATCCCAAGGCTCTACGCGTGATCGTCCGCAAACAGCGCGCCGACGCCAAGAAGGCTGCGGAGCTCCAGGCTGATGTGGACGCCTATATGGCCGTCCTGGGGGGCGCCGTTTAAGTGGCGCGCATCCGTACCATAAAGCCAGAATTCTTCAGGCATGCGGACCTGTACGAAGCGGAGAAGGAAACCGGCCTTCCGCTTCGTATAGCGTTCGCCGGCCTGTGGACTGCGGCTGATCGCGAAGGACGCTTCAAATGGCGCCCGCGCGAATTGAAGCTCGATTGCCTTCCCCATGATGAGGTTGATTTTTCACGTGTGCTCGACGCGTTGACCACGCGTGGATGGCTCGTGCGTTACGCGGTGAACGGAGTGGAATATGGTGCGATCCCAACATGGGGGTCGCATCAGATCATCAATAACCGTGAAACTGCATCTGTCATTCCTACGCCCAATGAAGTCAATGGCTTGACGCGTGAGGCACGCGTGACAGACGCGACGACCACGCCTCTTGTGCAAGTCCAAGGGGAAGGGAAGGGAAGGGAAGGGGAAAGGAAAGGAATGGATTCCGACGCTAACGCGCCGGAGTTCGAAAAATCTTCTCGGAAAAAGGTTTCGAAGGCCCTTCCCGATAGCTACCAGCTTTCGGAACGAATTCTGGCTTACGCGGTGCGTCTCGGGCTCTCGAACAGCGAGGTAGTTCGCGAGCATACCAAATTCTGCAATCACGCCAAGCAGACTGATCGACGCTGTGCCGAGTGGGAGCCGGCGGAAGAAACCTGGATGTTGGGTGCAGCCGAAAGACTGGGCAAGCAGCCGACGACAGGTTCTGTCGCGCCTGATTGGAACGTGGTGATCGAGTTGTACAAGCGGACAGGCCATTGGTCGCGCTGGGCTGGGCCAGATCCTGAATCGCCGGCATGCAAAGCGCCCCCAGATTTGCTCGAAAAGCACGGCCTGAGGACGATGCAATGATCCGCGATCCCTCAGACGGCACGGTCAAGGAAATCAGTCCTGAGGCCAACAAGATCAATACTGTAGAGCCGAAAACGCTGTCCGAGGAAATCAGTGGTTTGCCGGGCGGATCGCAGAAGCGGAATAATATCGCGCGTTTGGAGTGGTCACGCGATTGGCTGAAAACTTATCACGCGAAGAAGGAACGGGAAAATGCAGAACGGGGCAACGATGAGCGATCGACCAGTGACGTACAAGATCGGGCAGGTGGTTGAGTTCGTGAATCTGATCGAGCGTGAGCAAGGTGAACGTCAGTTCCATATCACCCCAACGTCTCGGTGGTATGTTGCCGTGACGAATCCGAATTGTCAGGCTCGCGCGGCCCTTGGGCTGCATGAACTCGGCTACCGGAGCTTCTATCCGAAGATCCGCCGCTGGGTGTCTCACGCTCGCGTTAAGACGGCCAAGGAGAAGCCCTTGCTAGGCCGATACATCTTCGTCGAGGTTGACCAGCCACGCCAGTCATTTGGCGCCGCTCGCAAGGTGAACGGCATTGAGGGATTTGTGTGCAATCCCGATCCGGTTCGCATTCCCACCCACTTCGTCCAGCGCATGCGCGAGCGGTACGTCTACGGCGAGTGGGATTTTGTCCGCCAAGAGCCGTGCCCGTTCTATGAGATGAACAAAGAAACGGGTCAGATGGAGCTTCAGACCCGACAGAATGCACCGATCCCGATCGGAGCTCGTATTAAGATCGTCGAGGGCGAATTCAACGACATGCTTGCCATCGTGACAGCCCGCAAGGGACGCCGGATCGATTTCAAGCTTGCTGGCGAGAACCGTTACGGGCGGATGAACGAATGCTCCGTGAGGGCCGCATGATCCAGGTCGAGAAGTCCACGTTCAAACCTCCGCAGCGGTCCTATAGCGAGGTCGATCGCGACGAGATCGTACGCCAGACGATCAAGGAAGTGGAACGTCGCATCGCCGCTCTCAGCGTCAACTCCACGTATCGGATGGCCCACAAGCAGGTTATCCGCATCCTTCATGGCATGAAGCCGTGAATTTTAACAAAGCACTAAATGACAGTTCGGGGCAAATCAGCAATTCATGCTGGCGGCCGGTCAATCGCTTTCACCCGCCGGGCGGCTTGTGTCCGCCGTTTCCCTCCCTCGACTTCGCCCCGGCCTGCTCCCCCAAGCTCCCACGGCCGTGGCTTTTTCAATTCAGTTCGGGGCACGCGCCATTCAACCAATGCACCCCGTTGGCTTGTGAGCAACTTGGCGTGTCGCCCCGTTCAATTCGCAAGGACAGATCCATGAGCCACGCAATCACGCTCGGCGATGTGCTTCTCGTCGGCGGTTCTGTGCTGGCGCTCGTGCTCGTCGGCGGCGCGTTGATCCTGCTGCTCACCATCATGAACCCATTCCGATCAGGACATTGAAGCCATGAGCCCAGAGACCCTCGCGTTCATCGCCCACGAACTCTCCAAGCCGCTCCCGAAGGGCAAGAAGCGCCGCGTCTGGCTCAAGGAGCGCAATGGCGAGCTGGAAGTCGAAAGCCGCCTCTAATGCCCGGCCTGTTCTACACGCTGCTCCTGATCATCTGCGTGATCATTGACCGGGTGTTTATCAACCCGTTTCGGAAAGAGCGATAGGACATGCCGGCCCTCGATAACCCCAAGCACGAGCGGTTTGCTCAGGGCCTCGCAAAGGGGAAATCGGCCAGTCAAGCCTATGTTGATGCGGGATATAAGGAAAGTCGTCCCGCTGCGTCACGTTTGTCAACAAATGTGAACGTAGTGTCGCGCGTCGCTGAGCTTCAGGACATCGGCTCATTGCGCGCTGAGGTCACGCTGGAAAGCCTGATCCGCGAGGCTGGCGAGATCCAGGAAGCGGCAAAGACCGAGAAGCAGTATTCGGCCGCGACCGCAGCGCTGACCGCCAAGGCGAAGCTCGCAGGCCTGTGGATCGACAAGGCAGAGAACACAAACCGTAATGTTGTTGACCCCAACCAAGTCAGTGACGCGGAACTCGCAGCCGTTCTCAAAGATGGAAGCGGCTCGGGAGCTTCAGCGGCGCAGGTCGGTACGTCGAAACTTAACTGAGTGGTGCAGATACGCGGGCTTTGAGCCGGCTGAGCATCATAAGCTGATCAATTCGAAGCTGGAGACTGTTGCAGGCGGAGTTTGCGATCGGTTGATGATCTTCGCGCCTCCAGGCTCGGCCAAATCGACTTATTCTAGCATTCTCTACGCGCCTTGGTACTACGCACAGCATCCCGCTCATTGCGTCATTGCCGCATCGCATACCGCGGAACTCGCTGAGAAGTGGGGGCGGCGCGTTCGTAACCTCGTTGCTGAGCATTCGCCAACTCTAGGAGTCGGTCTTGCGCCTGATAGTCAAGCTGCCGGGCGATGGGAGACTGATCATGGAGGCGAATATTTTGCAGCCGGCGTCGGCGGGGCCATTGCTGGACGACGAGCTGACCTGGTTGTCATCGACGATCCAATCCGTAGCCGAGAGGATGCTGACTCTGAGACCGTCCGTGACAAAATCTGGGACTGGTACAAATCCGACTTATATACTCGACTTAAGCCGGGCGGCCGGATCGTACTGATCCAGACCAGGTGGCATGAGGATGATCTAGCTGGTCGTTTGCTGGCCGATATGGCGAGCGGAGGAGACCACTGGGACGTTATTTCACTGCCTGCGCTGGCTGAGGCTGACGATCCTCTTGGACGCGTTGTAGGGCAGCCTCTGTGGCCTGAGTGGGAAGACGAAGCCAACCTGGAGCGCAAGCGGCGCGCGGTTGGAGCTCGCGATTGGTCAGCGCTGTATCAGCAGCGGCCAGCGCCTGAAGACGGCGACTATTTCAAGCTTGAATGGCTGAAGCATTATGACATCGCACCGGCACTCAATACGATGCGGGTCTATGGCGGATCTGATTACGCAGTCACCGCTGACGGAGGAGATTTCACGGTCCATGCCGTCGTTGGGATCGATCCAGAAAATCGAATGTTTCTCCTCGATCTCTGGCGCAAGCAGGCATCGCCCGATGAATGGATTGAGGCGTTTTGCGACCTGGTTATCAAATGGAAGCCGCTCGGCTGGGCAGAAGAGCAGGGGCAAATCCGATCTGGCATTGGTCCGTTTCTTGATAAACGTCAGCGCGATCGAAAGGCTTATGTCTATCGCGAGCAGTTTCCTACCCGCGGGGACAAGGCTGTGCGTGCCCAGTCCATCCGTGGACGAATGGCACTTGAGGGATTGTACGTTCCTACTTCCGCCAAATGGTACGCCGATTTCCGCTCTGAACTACTCTCGTTTCCGGCGGGCAAGCACGACGACCAAGTCGACGCGTTGGGATTGGTTGGACAGTTGATGGCTCGCATGAGCGCTGGCGCTCGTCCTCTTGAGGCTGAGAAGCCCAAGAACGTAACCGGCTACAAGCGCACGTCATCCGACGATACCGAAAGCTCAAAGGTGTATTGAATAATGCAGGTCGCCGCCGTCAATTCCTCAGATCCGATGACTGCTGGCGGCAGCACCACGGGCAATGACGACAACACGTCATATCTCTCGATCGAGAAGCTGAAGAATCAGTACTACGATTATTTGAGCGCCAAGCAGCCAGAGGTCGAGGAAGCACGCGAGGCGCGGCATTATTACCACGGCGACCAATGGACTGACAAAGAGCTAGCTGTACTGCATCGCCGCAAGCAGCCTCCGGTGACGAAAAACTACATCGTCCGCAAGATCAACGGCGTTGTTGGTATTGTCGAGCGGCTGCGGCAAGATCCGAAGGCTTATCCGCGCACGCCGCAGCATCAGGCCGGCGCCGACGTGGCAACCGCGGTCATGCGGTATTGCCTGGATCAGAACGATTGGAAGTCAAAATCGACCCGCAATGCTCGGTTGGGAGCCATTGACGGCATTGCCGGCGTAGAGTTCGATCTTGAGACCGGCGATCACGGCGACCCTGATCTCGGCATCCATATCGTCTATTGCGACACGTTCTTTTATGATCCGCGGTCGTTTGACGAGGGTTTCACTGATGCTCGCTACATGGGCATTGCGAAGTGGATCG